TGCTGTCGTCCTTGGCCGTGCTGTGCGCGCAGGTGCGGCAGTTCACATGCTCGGTGGTCTTGGTCTCGTGGCAGAACTTGTAGGCGTCGCAGAACTTGCACTGATACCAGCTCGGGTCGGTGCTGATCGGCTCAGGCATGCGGTCGGACAGCGCCAGCCTGCGGCCGCGCTCGATGGCCTTCTCGGCTGCCGCCTGGTCGTAATTGATGCGCTCGGTGTAAATGCGGTCGTCGTCCTTGCAGACGGCCAGGTACAAGGCACGGTCGATCTCGGTGCCGTGCATGTAGAGCTGCATCTGGACCCAGTGCTCAGGCTTGGACTTCTCGACCCCGTTCTTCTCCAGGTCGGCGAACGACTTGGCGCTGTGGGTCTTGAACTCGGCGATGTGGCGCTTCTTGGGCGCTTCAGGCACGCCAGACTCGATGATGGCGTCGATGCTGCCGGACACATGCGCACCGAAGTCCACGCGCGTCTGCTGCCGGCCTGAGCCACGCACATCGAGGCCGATGGCGCGCAAGTCCGAGACGATGGTGGCCTCTTCCATCTGGCCACGCCTGAACAATCGCAGGATGCGGCCAGGGAATTTTGGCTGCACGGCCCAGCGAAACGACAGCCACAGCCATCTGTCACATGGGTGACCCAACTGGCTGCAGCCCATGTGAGGCCTGGGCGGCTCGGCCAGGCTCTCGTGGTGCTTGTCGATCAAGGCCTGAATGCTATGATTTGGCTCGGGTATCTTCATGGTGCCCGGTCTCCTTCTGAGTGGTTGCCATTGAGGTTGCCCCAGTCCTCTCACGAGGCTGGGGCTTTTTCATGCCTTACTTCTTGGCCCAGGGCGGCGCAGCCTTGGCAGGCGCAGATGTTGCCGGAGCTGCTGCAGGCGCAGAAGCCTGGAAGGCCGGCGCAGCGCCACCATTGATGGCGCGGTAGGCCTTGACCTCGTTGCTGGCGTCGTAGGTCTTGCCAGTCTTCTCGTCGGTGCGCTTGTCGCGGATCGCCAGCTTGATGTTGACGTTGCCACCGATGAGCTGGTCGGTGTCGTTGACCTTGGCCAGGCCGATGGCGCGCATGATGTCGCCAAGCTGCTGGCGTCCGATCTCCTCGGCCTTGGCGCTCGCGTTCTTGATGTTGAGGTTCGAGAAGATCACCCGGCCCTGGTGGCTCGGCCCAGTGATGTCCAGGCGCAGCTTGATGTACTGGCCGGTGCCGTCGTTGGTAGGCTTCAGCTCAGCCTGGGTGATGGTCGCGTTGTAGAAACCCTCCGGCAGCGGCTCAAAGCTGCCGCCAGTGCCTTGTGGGAGGTCGTTCGAGTCAAAGGTTTGTCCGAGAAAAGCCATGATTTACTCCTTGGTGGTGATGGGTTCAATGGTGAAAGAAGGGCGGCCAGGCTTGGCCGTGATTGCTGCTGCCAGCGGCTTGGTGATGGCCTCATCGGTGGACTTCCAGATGGCCATGTTGATCTCCGGCTTCCACCGGAACAGCGTCGAGAGGTGATTGGTCAGGCCGAACTCAGCGGCCAGCTCCTGCACCTTGTCGGCGTCTACCTTGCGGTCGATGCGACCGACGATCTTGACCTTGAAGCCTTCTAGCGCCAAAGTCTCAGTGCCTTCGGTGTCGTCCCGAATGTTGGCGATCTTCCTGATCTGGTCCTCGATCTTGCGACGGTCGGCAGTGGCGATGGCCTCGCTCTCCTTCGCAAACAGCCACATCTTGGCCAGCTCTTCAGCGTCGGTCACGCTCTCAATCAGCTTGCCGGTGTTCATCATTTCCTTGATGTTCATGCCTTGCCTCCGATCTTTGCAAACGCTGCGCTCAGGTCCGGCGCTTCCCACATGTCCAGCTTCCCGCTGCGGTCCTTGGCGAGCCACAGGCCGTCGCTGTCGCACATCAGGGCGCGCTGGGTGTTCCCCTCGCCATCCTTCTCGACACGCAGCGCCAGCACCTCGTCGAAGAAGTAGGGCAGCGCCTGGCCGGTCTTGTTGCCAGGCATCGAGGGCGCATATAGCACCCGGCCCATCTCGTCCTGCGTCTTCTCCAGCTTGGCGCTCATGTAGACGTGGCGGCCAGGCAGGTCGCGGAAGGCGCGAATAATGTCGGCCATCTGCTCCTGCATTGCACCGTAGGCCTGGCGTGGGTCTTTGGTCGCCTTCTTCTCAGCGTTTAGGACCACCTCGGCGATCTCGCTGATGGAGTCCAGCGCCACCGACTTGTAGGCCTTGGCGTCGTCCGACTCGGTCAGCCACTTGTAGGCCTCCTGCAGATCGGTCATCGATGCGATCTCGATGAATGGCAGGTCTGCATCCTGGATGGACAGCAGGCCGCCTTCAGCCGACAGCACGATGGGGCTGGGGAGGGTCTTGATCAGCGATGTCTTACCTGCGCCGGCCTGGCCATAGACCAGGACTTTCACACCATTGGCAGACAGGCTGCCGGTGGTCTTTACGTTGATTGCCATGAGTGGCTCTCCTTCTTGGGTTGCTGCGCCTTCGGCCAATTCCTTTCGCGCAGTGGTTGCATCTTAAACCAGAAATCTGGTACAGTGCAAGCACCCCCGCAAAAATATTTTCAGAGGTGCAACATATGATGACTGTCGAGCAGATCAAGAAGAGGCTGGAGGATGCCAACCTCAAGCGCGTGGCCGAGAACGCTGGCGTCCATCCGGCCACGGTCTACAGGTTCATGCAGGACGAGTCCAAGCCCCTGTACGAGACGGTCAAGGCGCTGTCGGACTACCTGACACGCCAGGAGGCCGCAACACATGGCTGACCTGTCCAAAGTGCTCGGCGGCCCCTGGTCGCCACCACCAGAAAAGCGCATCGCACCACCTGAAGAACAACTGCGCGATGCCATGCTGTCGGCCGGCCTGGAGCCACCAGACGAGCTGCTGCTGGACGGCAAGATTCACAGGTTCAAGTCCGGCACGAAGGGCAGCGGCAGTCACGGAGGTGACAAGCCAGGCTGGTATCTGATCTTTGGCGACGGTGTGCCGGCCGGCAGGTTCGGCTGCTGGCGCGCAGGCGTGGAAGTGACCTGGCGCGCCGATGTCGGCCGCAAGCTGACAGCCAGCGAAGAGATGGCACACGCCAGGCGCATGGCCGAGGCCAAGGCGCTGCGCGATGCCGAGCTGGAGCGCAAGCACGAGGTTGCCGCGGCCACCGTCGAGACGATCTGGACCTCGGCCCAGGCGGCCAGCCCTGACCACCCCTACCTCAAGCGCAAGGGCATCGGTGTGCATGGCGCGCGCGTGACCGGAGACGGCCGCCTGGTGGTGCCGCTGTATGGCCAGGATGGCACGCTGGCCAGCCTGCAGTACATCGCCCACGACGGCGGCAAGCTGTACCACCCAGGTGGCCAGACAGGCGGCAAGTTCTGGATGCTGGGTACGATGGACGAGCCTGGCACGTTGTTCGTGGCCGAGGGCTTTGCCACGGCCGCCACGATCCACGAGACGACCGGCCGGCCCTGCGTGGCGGCCTACAGCGCCAGCAGCCTGGTGCCGGTGACAGGCATCATGCGCGAGATGTACGGCGCGACTCAGGACATCGTGATCGTGGCCGACAACGACAAGAGTGGCGTCGGGCAGAAGTCGGCAGACCAGGCCAGCGCCAAGTTCGGCGCGCGCGTGGTCATGCCTCCAATCGAAGGCATGGATGCCAACGATTATGCCCAGGCAGGCCACGATCTGGCCAGTCTCCTGACGCCAGCCAAAACCGACTGGCTGATCGCGGCCGACGACTTCTCGGCCCAGCCGGCCCCGATCTCATGGCTGGTCAAGCGCTGGCTGCAGAACAATGCCTTGATCATGGTCCACGGCCCATCGGGCGGCGGCAAGACCTTCGTGGTGCTGGACTGGTGCCTGCGCATGGCCAGCGGCGCGCAGGAATGGTGTGGCCACAAGGTCAAGGCCGGCAACGTGGTCTACCTGGCCGGCGAAGGCCACCACGGCCTGCGTGGGCGCGTCGCAGCCTGGAAGCACCACCACCAAGCCGGACACCTGGCCATGTGGCTGTCGAAGGACGGCTGCGACCTCAACACCCCGACCGGCTACCTGCAGGTGGTCGAGCACCTGCGCAGCCTGCCGGAGAAGCCGGCCGTCATCGTGGTGGACACCTTGCACCGATTCCTGGCCGGTGACGAGAACAGCGCCCAGGACGCCAAGACCATGCTGGACGCCTGCAACAGCCTGATGAACGAGTTCGGCTGCAGCGTGATCCTGGTCCACCACACTGGCGTGGCCGAGGAAGCCCAGCACCGCGCGCGAGGCTCATCAGCCTGGCGTGGCGCGCTGGACATCGAGATCAGCATCGTGCCAGGCAAGGACGGCGTGCCCATGCAGATCGTCCAGCGCAAGTCCAAGGACGCCGAGCTGGCCCAGACGGTCCACGTCGAGCTGCAGCAGGTCACCATCCCAGGCTGGTACGACGAGGACAACCAGCCGGTCACATCGGCCGTCATCGTCCAGGCGCAGCCGCCAGCCAGCCCCAGGAAGGACAGCAAGATCGACAGCCACCGCAAGACATTCGAGAACGCCTGGTGGTCGTCAGGAGCCGAGGAGCGTAATGGTTTACCCTACCTCAGCAGGTCGGCGATGGTGGACTATCTGGTCCAGAAAATGGACGTGAGCGAGGCCTCGGCCAAGGTCTACATCAAGCCCAGCGCCAACGGAAAACCCATCGCAGACCTGCTGGTGGCCGAGATCATCGAGGCCTTCGAGCATGGCTGGATGGTTATCGACGAGGCCCAGGCCAGTGCCATGCTGATCAGGAAGTCGGCGAGCTGAACATGACTTATCCACAGACTTATCCACAGGTATGGCAAGGGAACAAGGTAACAGAACGGAAAAAAACGGAATTCCGTTCCCTGGGCAAAACAGCGGAAAACGGGAACGGAACGGAACACACCCCTTTAGGGGTGTTCCGCAGTTCCCTTCCGATGCGGCGAGATTCCATGACGAACCACTTTAAAAAGTGGGAAAAAGTTATCCACAGGAGAATGCAGTGAGCACCACCAACGTGAACGAGATGCTGGCCGGACGCGAGTCCAGATATGGCCAATTCAAAGACCATGCTCGAATCTCTCAAGAGATCAAGCGCGTGATGAAAAAGACCGACGGGTGGAACAACCTCGGTGCAACTGGGCGTGAGGCGCTGGAAATGGTCGCCCACAAGATCGCGCGCATCCTCAACGGCGACCCGACCTACGCCGACAACTGGATCGACATTGCCGGCTACGCCACCCTGGTGGCCAACCGGCTCGAAAAAGGGGAGAATGACGCATGACCACAAAATCCCACAAAACCAACCCAGCCGACAAAGTCGAGCAGTGGCCCATCGAAAAGCTGGTGCCATACGCCAAGAACTCGCGCACCCATAGCGAGGAGCAAGTCGCCCAGATCGCGGCCAGCATCAAGGAGTGGGGCTTCACCACCGCTGTCCTGGTGGACGAGTCCGGCAGCATCATTGCCGGTCATGGTCGCGTGATGGCGGCGCGCAAACTTGGGCTGGCATCATTGCCGGTCATGGTCGCTGCAGGCTGGACCGATGCCCAGAAGCGCGCCTACGTCATCGCCGACAACAAGCTGGCGCTGAACGCTGGATGGGACAACGAGTTGCTGGCGCTCGAGCTGGGCGAACTGGATGAAGAAGGATTCGACATCGGCCTGACAGGATTCACCCAGGATGAGATCGACGCACTGACCAAGGTCGAAGACGCAAAGCAGATCGAATACCAGGGCGATCCAGACGAAGTTCCAGAGATCGGCGAGACGCCAATCAGTGTGCCTGGCGACATCTGGGTGCTCGGCAAGCACCGCCTGATGTGCGGTGACAGCACGAATCTTCAGCAGGTGGAAAAGCTGATGGATGGAAAGCTGGCCGATCTGGTCTGGACTGATCCACCATACAACGTGGCAGTCGAAGGCAAGGCTGGCAAGATCATGAACGACGACATGGGGTCTGGTGAGTTCCGAGACTTCCTGCGCAGCGTCTACGCCAGCTACTACGCAGTCATGCGAGCTGGTGCGGTGATCTACGTGGCGCACGGTGAATCCGAGCGCGCGGCATTCACAGACTGCATGGTGGAAGCTGGCCTGAAACTTTCCCAGGTGTTGATCTGGGTGAAGCAAAGCGCAACCCTGTCACGCCAGGACTTCAACTGGCAGCACGAGCCGATCCTGTACGGCTGGAAGGAAGGCGCTGGCCATTACTTCTGCGGCAACTTCACACTGACCACGGTGATCGACGATGACGTTGACCTGAAGTCGATGAAGAAGGAACAGCTCATCGACATGATCAACGAGATCAGGAACAAGGCCAGTGGCACGATCATTCGGCACAACCGGCCAACGAAAAGCGATCTGCACCCCACCATGAAGCCGGTGGCGCTGGTGGAGCGCATGATCGAATGGAGCAGCAACCCAGGCGAGATTGTCCTGGACTTGTTTGGTGGCAGTGGTAGCACGTTGATCGCAGCACAGAAAGCCAACAGGCAGGCGCGCCTGATGGAGCTGGACCCGAAGTTTGTTGACGTCATCGTCAAGCGCTGGCAGGAGTTCACCGGCAAGCAGGCAATTCACGCAGAAACTGGAAAACCTTTCGCGGAGGTAAAAGATGGCAGCGAAGAAGCCAAAAACTGAAAAATCGGTCGTAAAAAAGGCCGGACCGAACGGCGGCGCTCGGCCTGGGGCTGGCCGACCAGCCTTCGAGCCGACCGACGCAGAGCGCAAACAGGTCGAGGCCATGTCTGGCTACGGCCTGCCAATCGAGCAGATCGCCATCCTGGTGCGCGGCGGCATCGACACCGACACGCTGCGAAAGCACTTTGCCACCGAGCTGGTGGCCGGCAAGGCCAAGGCCAACTCTGGCGTCGGTCGCACCCTGTTCCAGAAGGCGATGGGCGGCGACACGGCAGCCATGATCTGGTGGTCCAAGACCCAGATGAAGTGGAAGGAAACCCAGGCTCATGAGCTGACCGGCGCAGACGGCGCTCCCCTGGAATTTGCGAAGATCGAACGAGTGGTCATCCGTGGCAAAGCAGACGCTGAAAATTCAGACGCCTGAGTGGGCGCTGCCATTGCTGGAGCCGGCACGCTACAAGGGCGCGCACGGTGGCCGTGGCTCGGGCAAGTCGCACACCTTCGCAGAGCTGCTGATCGAGGCGCACATCCTGGACCAGACCAGCCGCAGCGTCTGCGTGCGTGAGGTCCAGAAGTCGCTGGCGCAGTCGGTCAAGCGCCTGCTGGAGCTGAAGATCGAGCAGATGAATGCCGGCGCGTACTTCGAGGTCCAGGAGGCCGTCATCAAGTCCAAGAAGGGCGACGGCCTGATCATCTTCCAGGGTATGCAGAACCACACGGCCGACTCTATCAAGTCGCTGGAGGGCTACGACCGTGCCTGGGTGGAGGAGGCTCAGAGCCTGTCCCAGCGCAGCCTGGACCTGCTGCGGCCGACTATCCGAAAGCCTGGCTCTGAGCTGTGGTTCACCTGGAATCCGAGCCAGTCCAGCGATCCAGTCGATCACCTGCTGCGTGGCGACAAGCCGCCACCAGACGCCAAGGTCATCGAGGTCAACTTCGACGACAACCCTTGGTTTCCAGACGTGCTGCGCGCCGAGATGGAGTACGACAAGGCGCGCGACCCGGACAAGTACGCACACGTCTGGCGTGGCGGCTACCTGCAGAACAGCAGCGCGCGCGTCTTCCGCAACTGGCGCATCGAGGAGTTCGAGGCACCGAAGGACGCCATCCACCGGCTCGGCGCAGACTGGGGCTTTGCCACAGACCCGACCGTCCTGGTGCGCTGCCACATCGTCGGCCGCACGCTGTACATCGATCACGAGGCCTACATGGTCGGCTGCGAGATCGTGAACACGCCGGACCTGTTCATGACCGTGCCGGAGGCCGAGAAGTGGCCCATCGTGGCCGACTCGGCCAGGCCGGAGACGATCAGCCACATGCGCAAGAACGGCTTTCCAAAAATCATGGGCGCAGTCAAGGGCGCGAAGTCGGTCGAGGAGGGCGTCGAGTGGCTCAAGTCATACGACGTGGTGGTCCATCCACGCTGCACGCACACCATCGACGAGCTGACCTTCTACAGCTACAAGACCGATCCACTGACCGGAAAAGTCCTGCCGATCCTGCAGGACAAGAAGAACCACGTCATCGATGCGCTGCGGTATGCGTGCGAAGGCGTCCGCAGGGCTGCGGTGGTTTCGCGGCCCGTTGACTTCAAACCATTGCCGGTGACGAGTAAATGGTAGAAAATACTTGCAAATAGGGGCGAAATATGGCACGCATGTCCAAAGAGCAATATCTCAACAAACTGCACAGCGATGCGCTGGCGCAGTTCAACGACATCCAGACTGCACTGCGCGACGAGCGCCTGCAGTGTCTGCAGGACCGGCGCTTCTACAGCCTGGCTGGCAGCCAGTGGGAAGGTCCACTCTGGGACATCTACGAGAACAAGCCGCGCTTCGAGGTGAACAAGATTCACCTGTCGGTGATCCGCATCATCAACGAGTACCGCAACAACCGGGTCACGGTGGACTTCACGCCGAAGCCTGGCCAGGACGACAAGCTGGCCGAGACATGCGACGGTCTGTACCGTGCCGACGAGAAGGACAGCGTGGCCGACGAGGCCTACGACAACGCCTTCGAGGAGGCGGTGGGCGGTGGCTTCGGTGCCTGGCGTCTGCGCAACGTCTACGAGGACGACGAGGACGAGGACAACGAGCGCCAGCGCATCATGATCGAGCCGATCTTCGATGCTGACAGCTCGGTGTTCTTCGACCTCAACGCCAAGCGCCAGGACAAGTCCGACGCCAGGTACTGCTACGTCGTCACCAGCATGACCAGGCAGTCCTACAAGGAAACCTGGGGCGACGACCCGACAGACTGGCCCAAGGAAATCCACCAGTACGAGTTCGACTGGTGCACTCCGGACGTGGTCTACGTCGCCGAGTATTACAAGGTCGAGGATGTCAGCGAGACGATCCGCATCTTCCGAGCCATCGACGGCACCGAGGAGCGCTACCGCCAGGCTGACTTCAACGACGACCCGGCGCTCGAAGAGACCCTGGCGGCCATCGGCAGCGTCGAGGTGCGCCAGCGCAAGATCAAGACTCGCAAGGTCCACAAGTACATCATGTCTGGCGGCCGCATCCTGGAGGATGCCGGCTACATCGCCGGCAAGGAAATCCCCATCGTGCCGGTCTACGGCAAGCGCTGGTTCGTGGACAACGTCGAGCGCTGCATGGGCCAGGTGCGCCTGGCCAAGGATGCCCAGCGCCTGAAGAACATGCAGCTCAGCAAGCTGGGAGAGATCAGCGCGCTGTCCAGCGTCGAGAAGCCGATCCTGACGCCTGAGCAGGTCACTGGCCACCAGGTCATGTGGGCAGACGACAATATCCGCAACTACCCCTACCTGCTGATCAACCCGATCACCGGACCGGACGGCAGCCAACAGGTCAGCGGCCCGGTGGCCTACACCCGCAGCCCACAGATACCGCCTGCGATGGCTGCGCTTATGCAGATCACCGAGCAGGACATGCAGGACATCCTGGGCAGCTCGCAGCAGGCCGACAAGATGGTCAGCAACATCTCTGGCAAGGCCATCGAGATGATCCAGACCCGCCTGGACATGCAGACGTTCATCTACATGTCCAACTTTGCCAAGGGCATGCAGCGCTGCGGTGAAATCTGGCTGAGTATGGCGCGCGACATCTACGTCGAAGAAGGCCGCCAGATGAAGACCATCGGCCCCAACGACGAGATCGGCATGGTCGAGCTGATGAAGCCGACCGTCAGCGAGGCTGGCGAGGTGGTCATGGAGAACGACCTGAGCCGTGCCAAGTTCGACGTGAACGTCGAGGTCGGACCATCCAGCACCAGCAAGCGCGCGGCCACCGTCCGAGCACTGACAGGCATGATGGCCATCACCGACGACCCGCAGACCAAGCAGGTGCTGCAGGCGATGGCCATGATGAACATGGAAGGCGAGGGCATCAGCGACGTGCGCGACTACTTCCGCAAGCAGCTCGTGCGCATGGGCGTGGTCAAGCCGACCGAGCAGGAGCAGGAAGAGATGATGGTCGAGCTGCAAGGCCAGCCCGAAGACCCGAACAAAATCTTCCTGCAGGCTGCGGCCGAGGAGGCCATTGCCAAGGCGGCCAAGGCGCGCGCCGACACGGTCAAGACCGTGGCCGACGCAGGCCTGTCTCGCGCCAGGACAGCCGAGACGCTGGCCAAGACTGGCGTCCAGGAACAGAACATGGCGCTCACTGCAATGGAGGCCGAGCAGCAGGCCATCATGGGGCAGCAGGTCCAGCCTGTTGTCAGATGACGCCGAATGCGTGAAAATGTGAGAAACGGCGACCACCCAGCCGTGTCAATGGGTGAGTTTGATGGGGTCAACCAATGAACAAAAGGGCAGTAGTTGTAGACGAGAGCCAAGTGGACGAAACCGTGGTGCTTGAGGACGAGCCGCAGGACGTTGAGATCGATGCTGGTGAGAACAATGCCGCCAGCGACCAACTGACCGATGGCGAGACCGAACAGCACGAGGAAGAGTCCGACGAGGTGGTCGTCTCCATTGGCGAGGAAGCGCCCCCCGCCGAAGAGGAGCAGCGTGCGCCTGAATGGGTGCGTGAGCTGCGTAAGGCCAACCGCGAGAAAGAGCGACGCATTCGAGAACTCGAAGCCAAGCTGCAGACAACTGCGCAGACTGAGAACAAGCCGGTCGCGCTGGGTCCGAAGCCCAAGCTGGAGGAATTCGACTACGACGCCGACAGGTTCGAGCAAGCACTGGATGCCTGGCATGAGCGCAAGCGCCAGCACGATCTGGAGACCGAGAGGGTCCGCCAGGCCGAGCAGACGCAACAGCAAGCCTGGCAGGCCAAACTGGAGGGCTACAGCAAGGCCAAGGCCGAGCTGAAGGTCCGCGACTATGAAGACGCCGAGGCGATTGCCCAGGAGGTCTTCAACGTCACCCAGCAAGGCGTCATCTTGCAAGGAGCTGACAATCCCGCACTGGTCATCTACGCACTCGGCAAGAACCCGAAGAAGGCTGCAGACCTCGCAAAGATCAACGACCCCGTGAAGTTTGCCTTTGCGGTAGCGAAACTGGAGAAGGAATTGAAAGTGACGAACCGCAGGGCAGCACCCGCACCGGAGCGAGTAATCCAGGGGACTGGACGAGTCTCTGGTGCGGTGGACTCAACCCTTGAACGGCTGCGTGAAGAAGCCGCGCGTACTGGCAACATGACGAAAGTCATCCAGTACAAAGCGCAGAAGCGCGCAGCATCCAAAAACTGATTTTGAAATAGGAGCCCATCATGGCCAATAGTTTTTCCAAAGAAGAGCGCGTAGCGTTCGAAGACCTCCTGGAAGGTTTCCAGGACGCACTGGTTCTGTCCCGCAACGTCGCGATCTACAACACCGATCAGACGATGATGGAACGTGCCAACAACACCATCTGGCGTCCCCAGCCTTACATCGCTCAGTCGATCAACAGCACGCCTGGCACCCCGATCTCTGGCTACAAGGCCATGACTCAGCTTGCCGTGCCTGCGACCCTGGGCTTCAGCAAGACTGTGCCCTGGGAAATGACCACGCTCGAACTGCGTGATGCCCTGCAAGAAGGCCGTCTGGGCGACTCTGCCAAGCAGAAGCTCGCATCCGACATCAACGTGGCCATCATGAGCGCTGCAGCGAACCTCGGCTCGCTGGTGGTGCCCATCGCTGCTGCTGCTGGTGACTATGACGACGTGGCCCTGTGCGACGCCATCATGAACGAGCAGGGCGTGCCTGACTACGACCGCTTCCTGGCTCTGTCCAGCCGTGACTACAACGGTCTGGCCGGCAACCTGGTGGGCAGCGCTCGTTCGTTCGGCAATGCCAAGTCGGACAAGGCCTACGAGCGCAGCTACGTCGGCATGGTCGCTGGCTTCGACACCTACAAGATGGACTACGCCAACCGTCTGACGGCTGCTGCTGGCGGCGGTGCGATCACCATTGACACCAGTGGTGCCGGCACCCAGGCCAACTACCTGCCCCAGGCAACCTCGACCGCTGTCGGCGGCCAGATCAACGTGGACAACCGCTTCCAGTCCGTCACCGTGTCTTCCACGGCCGGCGTGGCTGCAGGCGATGCCTTCAAGATCGATGGCGTCTTCGCGGTGCATCACATCACCAAGCAGTCCACTGGTCAGCTCAAGACCTTCCGGGTTGTGTCGGTGACCAACGGCACCACGATGGTGATCACTCCCCCGATCATCGGCGCTCAGGCTCCTGCGACCGACGCTCAACTGCAGTACAAGAACGTGGAAGTCACCACGCCATCCAACACTGCAGCCATCACCTTCCTGAACGCCAACACCGCACAGGTGAACGTGTTCTGGCAGCGTGACTCGCTGGAGATTCTGCCTGGCCGTTATGCCGTGCCTTCGGACGCTGGTGTCGCAGTGATGCGCGCAAGCACCGACCAGGGCATCGAGCTGGTGATGCAGAAGTTCTACGACATCGACAGCATGACGATCAAGTATCGTCTCGACACGCTGTTCGGTGTGGTGAACAAGAACCCCGAGATGTCCGGCATCTTGTTGTTCAACCAGTAAGCAGCAGGCTGAGGGAAGGGGCTTCGGCCCCTTCTCTCTTTCACCATCAAGGAGCGCACCATGCCGTTGACCAAGGGTTATTCGCAGAAGTCCATCAGCAAGAACATCTCCAAGGAGATGAAGAAGGGCATGCCCCAGAAGCAGGCCGTGGCCGTCGCGTTGTCCACTGCGCGCACTGCTGCCAAGGCCGCAGGCAAGCCCAGCAAAGCGCCAGCCAAGCCCAAGAAGGCCATGAAATGAAGGCCGGCTTGTACGCCAACATCCACGCCAAGCGCGAGCGCATCGAGCGCCAGAAGGCGGCAGGCAAGACGCCTGAGCGCATGCGCAAGCCTGGCACCAAGGGCGCACCGACCACTGCAGCCTTCAAGGCTGCGGCCAAGACCGCAAAGAAGGCCAAGTGATGGAAACGAACATCCTCTCGCCCAAGTACCGCAAGAACAAGAAGCCGGTGAAGAAGCGCAAGCCTTCCAAGCCCATCGATGGCATCAACCATCGGCTGCTGCGCGAGCAGGCTGAGGCCCATGCCAAGATCAAGGCTGCCGAGCCTGTCGAGGCCGTTGTGCCAGACGAAAACGCACCCCCGACGCGCGAAGAGCTGGAAGCCAAAGCCACCGAGCTGGGGATACCATTCAACGGTCGGACATCCGACAAAAAGCTCAGTGGCCTGATCGCCACTGCACTGCAGCAGGGAGGCTGACATGGGCTACAGCAAGCGCCAATTCATTGAGGCTGCACTCGCAGAGATCGGCCTTGCGTCCTATGCATTCGACCTGCAGCCCGAGCAGCTTGAGGCCGCCAGGCAGCGTCTCGATGCCATGATGGCCGACTGGAACGGCAAAGGCATCCGGCTCGGCTACCCGATCCCGGTCAGCCCACAGGACGGCAGCATCGACGAGCAGACCAACGTGCCGGACTCGGCCTACGAGGCCATCATCTGCAGCCTGGCCATTCGACTTGCGCCGAGCTACGGCAAGCAGGTCATGAACGAGACCAAGGCCACGGCCAAGCAGGGCTACGACACGCTGATGCAGCGCGCCACGTTCCCTTTGGAGCAACAGTTCCCCAACACCATGCCGTCCGGCGCTGGCAACAAGCCCTGGCGCGTGTACGACAACCCATTCCTGCGTCCTCCTGTCAGTCCAGTCGAAGCTGGCCCAGATGGACCGTTACAGTTCAACTGAAAGGACACAGTCATGCCATACATCAATCAACTCCCGCTGCTTCTCGTCGCATCACCTGGCGACCAGATTCCGGTCTACACGCCGAACAACGGCGACGCGCGACGCCTGCCCATCGGTGCGTTGCTGCAGTATTTCCAGCAGACCTTTGCCAGCCCCACGCTGGCCACCAACGTCTACACGCCTGGCACTGGCTTCAATCTGCCGGTGCCCACGCCTGTGGCTCAGCAGCAGTGGATGCTGATCCAGCCGGCCGGCACGCTGGCCACTGGAGCTGTCACGCTGCCGCTGAACACCAGCACGCCTGATGGAACCGAGGTGCTGATTACGACCACGCAGCAGATCACGGCTTTTACGCTGAATGCCAATGGCGCGTCGCAGCTCTATGGCGACCCGACCACGCTGGGCGCTGAGGACTTCTTCCGCATGCGATTCGTGCAGGCCACCAACTCCTGGTATCGGATCGCCTGATCATGGCCACCAAGAAAGACCCCAGGCTGGAGCGCGTTGGCGTCGAGGGCTTCAACAAGCCCAAGCGCACGCCATCGCATCCGACCAAGAGCCACGTCGTCGTGGCCAAAGCTGGCGACCAGATCAAGACGATCAGGTTCGGCCAGCAGGGCGTCTCTGGGTCTCCAAAGCGCGAAGGCGAGAGCAAGGCCGACAAGGCACGGCGCGAGTCATTCAAGGCCAGGCACGCCGGCAACATCGCCAAGGGCAAGATGAGCGCTGCCTACTGGGCAGACAAAGTGAAGTGGTGAGGCCATGCAGATACCAATCCTGAACGGCATCTACACCGACAACGGTCCAGACCTGCGCACGAGCTACCCGGTCAACATGGTGCCGGTGCCCAAGAACAGCGGCATCAGCTCTGGCTTCCTGCGTCCTGGCGATGGCATCGTGGCCAACGGCAGCGGCCCAGGCGTGGACCGTGGCGGCATCAACTGGAATGGCACCTGCTACCGAGTCATGGGCACCAAGCTCGTGACCGTGGCCAGCAATGGGGCTGTGACCGTCCTGGGAGATGTTGGCGGCCCTGTCAACACCCTGGTTACGCTGGACTACAGCTTCGACCGCCTGGCCATCGCGTCTGGTGGCCGTCTGTACTACTGGAACAACACCATCGGCCTGGTGCAGGTGACCGATCCAGACCTCGGCGTGGTGCTCGACTTCTGCTGGGTGGACGGCTACTTCATGACCACCGATGGCACAAATTTGATCATCACCGAGCTATCAGACCCGCTGCAGGTCAACCCGCTGAAATACGGCAGCTCTGAGGTCGATCCAGACCCGGTCGTGGCGCTGCTCAAGCTGCGCAATGAGGTTTATGCGCTCAACCGCAACACCATCGAGGTGTTCGACAACGTCGGCGGCGACTTTTTCCCGTTCCAGCGCATTGACGGCGCGCAGATTCAGAAAGGCGTCATCGGCACTTTCGGCTGCTGTGTTTTCATGGAGCAAGTGGCATTCCTTGGCAGCGGCCGCAACGAGCAGCCAGGCATTTACCTGGGCGCAAACGCCACGGCCACCAAGATCAGCACGCAGGAGATCGACGAGCTGCTGATGAACTACACCGAGGTCCAACTGGCCACGGCCAAGCTGGAAGCGCGCAATGACAAGTCCCATCAGCATCTGTACGTCCACCTGCCTGACCGCACGTTGGTCTACGACGGTGCAGCCTCGCAAGAGCTGGGGGAGATGGTCTGGTTCACACTGACCACCACCACGGTCGGCTTTGCACAATACCGTGCGCGCAACCTGGTCTGGGCCTATGACAAGTGGCTTGTCGGCGATCCGCAGTCCAGCAACATTGGCTACCTGGTAGACACCATTGGCATGCACTGGGGTCAGAAGGTGCGCTGGGAATTCGGCACGCTGATCGTCTACAACGAAGGCAACGGCGCGCTGTTCCACGAGCTGGAGCTGGTGGCGCTGACTGGTCGCGTGGCGCTTGGCGTCAATCCGCAGATCAGCACCAGCTACTCGCTGGACGGACTGTCGTGGAGCCAGGAGCGATTCATTCGCGTCGGCACTGTTGGCAACACCAAGAAGCGCCTGGCCTGGTTTCAGCAGGGCAACATGCGCAACTGGCGCATCCAGCGATTCCGTGGCGACAGCGACTCGCACATCGCATTCGCACGTCTTGAGGCACAGATTGAAGGCCTGGTGTACTGATGGCCACGCAAAAGCTCAACCTCACGCGCGATCAGCTCGCCACGTTCCTCAAGAACCACGAGCAGATCAAGCAGTTCGAGAATCTGTTTGCGCTGGCCGACGAGATCGCACCTGCCAGCGACACGCAAGGCATCAGCATTCAGGCAGGCAATGCAGACGCAGCGGCCAACGAGGCGCTGGCGCAGATTGTCAGGTTGGCGCAAGACGCGGCCATCAACAGCGGCGCGGCCGACCAGAAAGCTGTGCAGGCGCTGGACACACTTGGACGCATCGCCAATGCGCTGGAGATGCTGGCAACCGATCCGGTAATCGAGAACAACAACTTGGTGGCCACCGACTACATCGACTTCAACACCAATGCGCCTGCGCCTGCCATCAAAGTCGGACGGATGCATTGGAATGGAGGTTACACGCTAAACCTGGAGATGACGCCAAACGTCAACCAGTCCATTGGCGAGTCCCAGTATTACTACATCAAGGCGTCAGGTGCAATCACCAAAGGCCAGCTCGTCATGTTTGACGGGGCTGTCGGATCGTCTGGGGTGCTCAAGGGCAAACCATCCAATGGCGTGACAAATGGCCAGCTCATCATGGGCGTAGCTGCAGAGTCCATTGCGCTGAACGATTTCGGACTGGTCGCCAGCTTCGGTCTGGTTCGTGGTTTCAACACGACCGGCGCACCGTATGGCGAGGTCTGGGCAGATGGCGACATCCTGTACTACAACCCATCATTCGCTGGTGGCTTGACCAAGAATCTGCCTACAGCACCGACGCCTCATGTGGTGGTGGCGACTGTGGTCAACGCTGGGTCTGGAGGCTCTGGCTCTGTTTTTGTCAGGGTTCAGGCAGAGCCGCTGGTCAGCCAACTGTCCGACGTATACGCTCCTGCACCTTCCACCGACGACGTTCTTGTCTACGATGGCGTCCAGCAGCGCTGGGAAAGTGGCCCCCTACCAGCATCGGCGCTCCCTGCGTTTGTCAAATCTAATCTGGTGCTCACATGGCTTTCGATGTAATTACCCCAACCAAGCTGGGCCAGGCGGCCATCACTGTCGGCGTCACCACGCTATACACGGTCCCGGCCAGCACCCGCACGCTGCTCAAAGAGTTCAGTATCGCCAACACCACTGCAGGCAACATCAACGTGCGCGTGTTCCTAGTGCCTGCTGCTGGCGTCGCAGGAACAGGCAACGCATTCCTGTACGACGTTCAAGTGCCTGCCAACAACACGCTGCAATACAACGGTGTGCAGGTCATGAACGCAGGCGAGACCATCCAAGTTCAAGCAGCAGGCGCTGGCCTGACCATCACGGCCAGCGGTGCCGAAGCCATCTAAGGAGAAACCATGAGCGTCCTAGTAAAAACCTTGATTCCGTCCAAGCAGGCAGAAAACCTGCAGACCACGCAGTACACGGCAGTCAACTGCAAGACCATCATCGACAAGTTCACTGCCACCAACACCAGCGCCAACAATGTGACATTCAGCGTCAACCTGGTGACCAGTGGCGGCTCTGCTGGCGTTACCAACTTGATCGTCGATTCGCGTGCGATTGCACCAGATGAGACCTACACTTTCCCGGAACTGGTGGGCCAGGTAATGGAGCCTGGAGGCTTCATCTCCACCATCGCCAGCGCTGCCACGTCGTTGACCATTCGCGCCAGCGGCCGCGAGATCACATAAGGAGAACCACATGGACTACGCAAAAATGCCCAAAGTGATGGTGGCCGGCTTTGGTGGCCTGCCCATCGAGGAGCCGTTCATCACTACGGCCGAGAACCGAGAAAACACCCAGATGGTCATCGATGATTGGATGCTCGGACCTGAAAATCCCAGCAACGAGCGAGGCGCAAACAAGCCCTACTGGATGGCGCTGGCCAAGGCCATGCAGGTGGAAGAGGCCGAGGCACGTCGTCGTCGCTGCTCCAACTGCGAGTATTACGACAACTCGGTCATGACCCAGATCAAGATGGACCGCATCCCCTGGAACCAGTGGGATGTGGACGCCGGCTTCCGTGGCTACTGCAACAAATTCGACTTCATCTGCCACGATCTGCGCTCCTGCCAAGCCTGGGAAGAGCGCGAGTTCGAGGAGGATTGACCAAATGTCAAATTGTGGGAAAATGCAGGTGCTGAGCTTATCGAGCCGCCAGCAGCTCATCCGACCACTGGAGGGTTGCGCGCATGAGTAATGTCGATTGGCTGAAAGAAAACCTGCAAAGGGTTTTCGCGCTGCCTGCGCCGGCCGTCGAGTGGCTGCTCATGCTTTGGGGCGCGATCCAGGTCTTCGACGATGTTGCTGACGGCGATCCTGTCGAGCGCGAAGACCTCAACGCTACCATCTGGAACACGTTGGTCGGAATGAACCAGAATACCTTCTGGCAGGCCAACTCTCATACCCTTGCGCCAGTCGTGGCGTCTATGATTCTCAAGTGGCAGGCCTCCGACCAGGCCGAGCGCGCAGGCAAAGCCGACGCGCGCTCATTCGTCTGGCGTGCAGGCTACTACGACGTGGTGCTGATGGTCGTGGCTGTGTGCCACGGCACGCAGCGCGCCACGCAGGCTGCGCAGCAGGTCATGGAACTGTACGGCGAGACGCTGGAAGACTACATGAAGGAGTTCAGCCATGCCTGATCCAGTAACCGCGCTCGTCGTCGGCGGCTCGCAAGTCGTCGGCGGCATGATGCAAAGCCGAGCAGCCAGCAAAGCTGCAGGCGCACAAACCGCAGCCGCAGAAGCCGGCATCGAAGAACAGCGTCGCCAGTTTGATGCTGTCCAGGAAATCCTCAAGCCTTACGTCACGGCAGGCACTCAGGCCATCACTGGCCTGCAGCCCTATGCCGCAGCCGGCGCTCCGGCGCTGGAGCAGCAGCAGGCGCTGCTCGGTCTGCGTGGCCCAGAAGCCCAGCAGGCGGCCATCTCTGGCATCGAAAGAGGCGCTGGCTTTCAATCTCAGGTCCGAATGGGCGAAGAGGCGCTGCTGCAGCGTGCATCGGCCACTGGTGGCTTGCGTGGCGGCAACATCCAGGCAGCACTGGCGCAGTTCCGGCCGCAGATGCTGCAGCAGGAGATCGAGAAGCAATACGGCCGCCTGGGTGGCCTGACGGCGCTCGGCCAGACCACCTCGCAGAACCTGGCGCAGATTGGCCAGGCATCAGCTGCCGGCACGGCCACGGCTGGCCTGCGCACTGGTGCCGACATCGCCAACCTTATGGGACAGCAAGGCGCTGCACGAGCTGGAGCAGAGCTGGCGCAGGGTCAGGCCTTTGCCAACGTGCTCAACCTACCGGCCCAGTTCCTGGGCATGCAGTACGGTGCCAAGGTCGGCACGCCAGGATTCGGCAACATCTTCAGCGACCGACGCCTGAAGCGCAACATCGTCAAGATCGGCACCCGGCCGGACGGCCTGGGCGTCTACGAGTTCGAGTACATCTGGGGCGGTGGCCGACAGATCGGCCTGATGGCGCAGGAGGTGCAGGGCGTCTATCCTGACGCAGTCGGCGAGGCAGGTGGCTATCTCACCGTGAACTACAGCAAGGTGTGAATATGGTCCAGCCAATCAACTATCAGATGAACGTCCAAAGCCCCTTCGAGGCCGCACTGTCCGGCTTCAAGATCGGCGCGACCATCGCAGACGTGGCGGCACAGCGCCAGGCGCAGGAAGCAGAACTGGCGCGTCGCCAGCAACTGCAGACACAGGTCTCTGCACTGATGCAGAACCCGAACCCATCTGCACGCGACTTCACCAACGTGGCCATGCTGCTGCCCAAGAACGAGGCCGACAGCATGCGCGCCAACTGGGAGACGCTGTCCAAGGATCGCCAGGAGAACGAACTGCGCTTCGGTGGACAGGTCATGTCGGCCTTCAGCGCCAACCAGCCGCAGATCGGCATCCAGCTCCTGCGCGAGCGCGCCACGGCCGAGCGTAACGCCGGCCGCGAAGGCCAGGCCAAGGCCTACGAGACCTGGGCGCAGATGGCCGAGGTCAGCCCACAGAGCGCGCAGAAGACCATCGGCATCATGCTGGCTGGTGTGCCTGGCGGCGACAAGGTGCTGACATCTTCCATCCAGGCGCTCAAAGCACCGGCCGAGGTGCGTGCTGGCGAGGCTGGCGCAACCAAGGAAGAGCTGATCACGGCCAACACGCCGACAAGGCTGGCGCTGGAGAACACTCAGACGGCGGCCAACATTCGCAACCTGGACAGCCAAATCGCAGACCGCGCTGGCCGGCTAGTGCTCGATCAAAATCGGCTGAAGCTGGACCGCGACCGGCTGCAGTCAGATGTTGAGCTGAAGCTGTTCGAGCTGAACCAGAAGGGCGGTCAGCTCGACGCCAGCGCCACCAAGATCGTGAACGACTCGGCCGTGGCTGCAGTCGGCTCCGAGCAGGCTGCAGGCCGCATGCTGGACCTGGCCAGTCGCCTGGAACAGCAGGGCGGCGGCTTTGGCGCTGCATCCAGGGCATACGAGTGGATGAAACAGGCCACCGGCAACCAGGACGCCATGACGCAACTGCGCAACGAGTACACCCGGCTGCGCAACACTCAGGCCATCAAATCGCTGCCACCTGGCGTGGCCACCGACAAAGACATCGAGCTGGCGCTCAAGGGATTGCCACCTGAGACCGCCAATGCAGCCACGCTGGCATCGTTCCTGCGCGGCATGGCCAAGATGTCGCAGTATGAGGCCGTGGCCGAAGGCGCGAAGTCAGAATGGGTCAACTCTGTTGGCTCGCTCGGCCGCGCTACCCGCGACATCGACATCGGAGGCATCCAGGTGCCCAAGGGCACCACCTATGTGGACTTTGCGCGCCAGTTCATGGATCAGCGTGCGCAAGACCTTGCAGCATCCCAAGCCGGCCGCGCGGTGTCTGGCCGAGGCTACATGCGCTGGGCCAATCCTCAGACTGGTGCTGTGCCTGGCGCAGCACCTGCCCAACCCCCTGCTGGACAGTAAAACATGGCGACCCAACAAGTCCCCACCAGCTACAAAGACCCGTTCTGGTCTGACCTGGCAGCCAACACCGAGCAAAAGCTCGGCCTGCCAAGTGGCCTGCTGGTCTCGGTGCTCACGCGCGGCGAGCGCTCCAATGCCGACCAGGTGTCGGAGGCCGGCGCGCGCACACCGTTCCAGATCATTCCAGCCACTCGCAAGGCGGTGCTGGACAAGTACGGCATCGACGCCTACTTGAACCCGCAGACGGCCGCCGAGGCTGCCGGCCTGCTGCTCAAGGAGTCGCTGGACCGCAACCAGGGCAACATCGTGCTGGCTGCTGCCGAATACCACGGCGGCACCGACCCCAAGAACTGGGGACCACGCACCAAGGCCTACATGCAGCGCGTCTCGCAAGGCGTGCGCGAGCTGACGCCACAGGCTGCGCCAGCAGGTCGTCCTGCTGCCACCATCGCAGAAGGCGGCACGATCAGCACGTTTCAGCGTGCTCTTGGTGCCAGCCCTATGGGCGCTGTCCCGCAGGATCAGATCGCACGAGTATTCGAGGCCTACAACAGTGGCCAGATGACGCCTGCAGAGGCGTCTGAGTTCGAGGCTGACGTGAAGGCCGGAAACATCATGCTGCCGCGCGGCGCTGCGCTGCGTGGACAGCAGCCGCAAGGCGCACGGCCCACCATCCCAGAACTGCCGGCTCCTGTCCTGGAGGCATACCGCACCGGCCGCATGACGCGCGACGAGATGATGGAGCTGGAGCGCGACGTGGCCAATGGCATGGCGCGCGTGCCCACTGGCTTCCAGCTCCAGAAAACCGAGCCGATGGGCGTGCTGGGCGGCATTCGTGAGGCCGTCACCGGCACCGAGCGCACCACGCCGACCACCCAGGCGCTGCCTGACTGGGCCAGCATGCCTGAGCTGAACACCTTCAGCATGGCCAGCTTCAAGTCTGCGCTGGGCACAATGATGACCAATCCACAGGAAACTGTGCAGGTCATCCAGGCCAACTTCCCTGGCGTGAAAGTCAGCCAGGACGAGAAGGGCAACTTCGTGCTGCAATCGTCCATCGACGGCCAGATGTACGCCATCAAGCCAGGCTTCCAGCTCAGCGACATCCCACGCGCTGCTGGTGCGATTGGAGCCTTCACGCCTGCCGGCCGTGCCACCACCATCCCTGGTGCCATCGCTGGCGGTGCAGCCACGCAAGCCGGCATCGAGGCCACTCAGGCCGGCACTGGTGGCAGATTCGACACTGGCGAGGTGGCGCTGGCTGGAGCAATGGGTGGTGCTGGCCAGGCTGTCACCCGCATTCCGCAGATGGTGCGCGCTGTGCGTGGTGGCGAGGCTCCTCCTGTTGCACCTGCAGCAGGCGAGCAGGTCGCTGCACCGATCATGCCTCCGACTGGCACCGTGCGCGAGATTTCCCCGACCGGCGCTATCGGCCCAGAAGTGCCACTAGCAGCCCCACCAGCTCCTGCTGGGGCTTCGATGGGCACGGCAATGGCCCCTGCAGCCCCTCCAGCACCCACTGCGGCCGCAGCCGCACCGATGACCACCTCCGAGCTGGCGCAGACCGCCAGGACGGCCACAGGTGGCGGCATGGGTGCTGGCCGAGCCACCGAGGTGCTGGCCACCCAGGCTGCACCCGATCCCAAGGTGCTGGAGGCCGCACGCCGGCTCAAGATCGAGGGCTACCTGCAGCCGGACCACCTGACCTCGAACCAGGCCTACCGCGAGCTGGCGCAGGCCGTGAAGTCGATCCCTGGCAGCCAGGCGCGTGCAGCCGAACTGACCGGCCTGGAGGCCGTGGGTAAGCAGGCAGACGACCTGATCACTCAGATCGGCGGCATGACTGACCTCAGCCGCATGAACCAGGCCGTGCGCACCAACCTGTCGCAGACAGTGGCCAACCTGGAGCGCAGAGCCAACACGGCCTACGACGACTTGCGCCAGAACATCCCGGCCCAGACGCGCGGCCCAGCCGACAACGTGCTGGCCTTCGTTGAGCAGCGTGCGCTGGACCTGGACGGCCCGAAGAACCTCTCCCCGCTGGAGAAGGCGGTGCGCAGCAAGCTGTCGCCCAAGGAGATCAAGGACGCCGATGGAAACGTGATTGGCATGCGCCAGCCCACCTATGCGCTGATCGACGACGTGCGGCGCGACATCGGCGCTGCAGCACGCCAGCAGGGCGCATTCAAAGACGCCGACACCGGCCTGGCCAAGCGCCTGTACGCACTGATCGACGACGACCAGTTCGCGCTGGCCGAGGCCGCTGGCCGAGGCGAGCAGTACCGCCTGGCCAAGAGTCTGGTGTCAATGCGCAAGGGCATCGAGGACGACATGATCTCGCTGTTCGGGCGCGAGCTGGACCAGAGCCTGGTCACCAAGCTGTCCACGGCCACCACGGCGCTGTCCAAGGGCGACGCTGACAAGCTGGTGAAGGTGCTGCAGGCCATTCCCGAGGACATGCGCCAGATGGTGGCTTCATCGGCCCTGAATACGGCATTCGGCAAGGCCACGCAGAACGGCGCGCTGAACTTCAACACCTACGCCAACTGGTACGAGGGTCTGCTGCAGAACAAGCAGGCCTATGCGGCGCTGATGAACAACTTGCCGCAGCCGGCCAGGAAGGCGCTGTCTGACCTGTACCGGGTCTCGAACAACGTGCGCAAGGCCACCCGCGAGCGCATCACCACCGGCCGCATCCAGGCTGTCCAGCAGGAGCTGCAGGGCACTGATTCGCTGCTGTCCAACGTCTTCAACGTGGCCAAGCGCGCAGCCATCGGTATCCCGGCTGAGGCCGCCACGACGGCTGTGGGCCTGCCTGGCGCAGGCATTGCGTCCGGCCTGACGGCAGCCCTGTCCAAGGGCGTCAAGCCCGAGGTGCTCAAGGCTGCCGACGAGCTGATCGCATCCCCAGAGTTCCAACGTCTGGCCGTGGAAGGCGCGACCAAGACAAACCCAAGCCAGGCCACGATCCGCAGCGTGGCGCTTTCTGCCGCTTTCCGGCGCTTCGCTGACGCAGCCAAGATGCCGCGAGAGCTGAGCTGGCGCGAGCGCTGGCTTGTGCAATCAATGCAAGCTGCCGGACAATTCGATCAGGAGAACCAACGATGAGCACTGTCTCAATTTCAGCACCATATCCGGCATTTGCCGACATTGATGGCCAGCCACTGGAGGATGGGTACATCTGGATCGGCGCTGCCGGCCTGAACCCTATCGGCAACCCTGTGAATGTCTACTGGGATGCAGCCAAGACACTGTCTGCTGTGCAGCCAATCCGCACGCGCGGTGGCTATCCGATGAACAGCGGAACGCCTGCCAGGTTGTACGTTGGCAGCGATTACAGCATTCAAGTGCAGAACAAAAACGGCAGCGTGATCTACACATCGCTGCTGGACAATCTGTACTCTGGAGGAGGTGCTGGCTCAATCTCTGCCAATGCCACTGGAGATGGCGTGCAACTGATTTTTGCAGTGTCATTCATTCCGTCTGCTGTTTACATCAATGGCGTCTATCAGAACCAGAACACTTATTCAGTGGCCGGTGGCAATGTGACTTTCACGCAGGCACCTCCACAGACTTCTTCCATTGAGTTTGTGCTTGGGTAAGGAGTCGAGCATGCTAAAAACAGTCTCATCGATTACCAATGCCATCGGCGCATTGAATTACAAGGGCACCTGGGATGCCAGCACCAACACGCCGGCGCTTGTTTCCGGCACTGGTACAAAGGGCGACTATTACGTCGTCAGCGTCGCTGGTGCAACAAACTTGGATGGCATCAGCAACTGGGGCATTGGCGACTGGGCTGTATTCAACGGAAGCGCATGGCAGCGCGTAGAAGGTGGTGCAGACCTCAACGGTGTGAACCTGTCTGTCTCTGGCACCAGCACGCTGTCTGGTCTGACTGCATCGACTGCGCTGGCGCTCAATGCCAACAAACAGATTGTCAGCGTCACCAATACAGGAAGTGGCAACAACGTGCTTGGCACGTCACCTTCAATCGCCACGCCGACGCTGACTGGCAATGTGAGCATGTCCACAGGCAACCTAGTTGTTGGCACGGCCGGCAAAGGTGTCGACTTTTCCGCATCCAGCCATGCTGCAGGCATGACCAGTGAGCTGCTTGACGACTATGAAAGAGGGACATGGACTCCAAGCATTGGAGGAAACGCGACCTACTTCCACCAGTGGGGTTCTTACGTCAAAGTCGGACGACAAGTGACGGTAACTGGTTTCCTCTACATCAACACACTGGGGACAGGAAGCACGACAACAGTCTCTGGACTTCCATTCACCTCGTCCAACACCTACGAGAAAGGCTGCTTGTCATTTGGTGAGATTGGCGGCCTTGCTGTGAATGTCACGTCTTTGCAAGGTCAGATTCCATCCATTGCATCCACAATCGTATTTTTTGGGTTCACTGGGGCTTCGTCTTCAAATCCAGCGGCGGCGATTTTCCAAAATCAAACTGTGCTGACGTTTTCAGTCACTTATATTGCCTCTTCATAAGGAGAAGAAATGGCTCTCACAAAAGTTTCCTACTCGATGATCGACGGCACCTATGTCAACGTGGTTGACTATGGGGCTGTTGGCGACGGCGTCACTGACGACACTGCAGCAATGAATGCGGCGGCTGCGGCTGCTGGCGTTCAAAAGAAGGCGCTGTTTGTGCCTTCTGGTGTGTACAAGATGACAGCGCCTTGGGTTGTGCCGATCAAAGTCTATGTGCTTGGAGAAAGCCCATCTGTGCAAGATGGCTACGATCCCGCGAACGCTTGGCAGTATGGCGCAATCATCTACAAGGCCCATACTGGGCACGGAGTCACAAAGACTGGTTCCGGCCCATACGATGAGGGCGCTCCAATCGAGAACATCACCGTGTCCAGCCATCGGACTAACTTCCCAGGTGGCAACGGCTTTGTGATCGACAAGTGCAGCAACTGCCATCTGATTCGGTGCAATGTGTTCGGCGTCGGTGGTGACTGCTACCAGCTCGGCGTGACTGCAGGCGATGTGACTGGACACAACTACGTCTACACCTGCTATTCCAACAATCCTGTCGGTGTGCATTACCGTGTGCGACAGAAGTGGGGAAGGTTCGAATACCCAGTTACTGACGGTGGCACCATTGGCATGTATCTTGACTCTGCGCCAATGTCTGAGATTGATGGATTCCACTTCGAGGGATTCACGCAGATTGGAATCAAGATTTCCAACGGCTCTACCGATGCTGTTTTCACAGGGCGTGGCTATATTGGCCACACTACTGCACTTGCAGTCGTCGGCGTGCAAATCACCAATGAAGCTGGCAACTCTGGCGCTGTCTTTGAGAATGTGTCCTTCTACGCTGCCAACACGCCAGGAGAACAAGGAGTCCAGCTTTTTGCTGCGGCCACTGGTGCCACATTCACAAACTGCAAATTCAATAACTGGGACACTGCAATCGCAACGAGCGCTGCGTATGCAAATTCCCACACCACAATCCAGAATTGCACGTTCTACAACTGCGGCTTGCCGATTTATGCCGCAGGAGACAACATCTACATACTGAACAACTCATTCGAGTCCACGATTGGTGCTTACACCATCAACCATATCGCTGGAACTCGTGGCCTGTGGACTGGCAACAATTTTGACAAAGCACCGAATCCTGCGCTCACTGGAGTGCAGGGCAACTATGCTGGCATTCGAGTCAAAGACAACACTGGATTCGTCTCTCGCAACTTTGGCACGACTCCTGGCATTGCACCGTACACCAACATCGCGCACGGTCTTGCAGGAGTTCCAAGGTATCAAATCATCTTGTCCTGCAACAGCTCTGGCGTGACATCGTTCCCGCAAATCGCAGCGCTCAACGCAACAAACTTCCAACTCTACTGGACTGGCGTCGGCACAGCCCAATGGAATTGGGAGGCAGCACTTCCTTGTGACTATTAACCGGAGATCAAAATGGCACTGACCAAGAAAATTTCAACTTCGTTCGGCATTGAACTGGAGAACGCCTACATGCGTGTAGGCTCTGTGTCTGGCAACAAAAATCATCTGGATGTTGCCTTGCACACATATGCCAACAAGAATGCAGCAGAAAACGGTGGATCGACCATCGCAGTTTTTCGCTGTGGATTCAAGCCAGAGGCAAATGGCAAAACCTGGGATGCCCAGGCTTATGATCACCTGAAAACTCTGCCAGAATTTGCAGACGCAACAGATTGTTGAACCAAGGCCAGAGTGGATTCTCTGGCCGGAATAGGAGAGCATCATGCTTGAGAAAGTCGTAGTTGTTGATCGCATCGAAGTGATCGAAAATGGTTGCGTGCAGGTACGCACAAAAACTGCTGTCCTGGAAGATGGCCAGCAAATCAGTGGCACGTTCCACAGGCACGTCGTCGAACCTGGTGATGACTACAGCAATGAAGATGTGCGAGTGCAAGCAATTTGCGCTGCCACTCACACTGCTGATGTGATCGAAGCATACAAAGCAGCTCAAGCTGCAAAAGGAGTCTGACATGGCAACCAATAGCCAAATTGCATTTAACCCGCAAGGCAAAACCGTCGTAGTGGCGGCCGCTGCTGTTGCTCCTGCTGGTGTCCAAACTCCGGTCAATGGCAACTTCAGTGCCCAAGAAACTGGACAGATTCGGCTCGTCAACGCTGGCACGAACCTTGTGCATCTTGGCGTCGGCCCGACTGCTGCTCTGGCCCAGGCCAATGCTGTTGCAGCCGCTGCTGGCGTGCCTGCTGCAGGCATACCCCTAGTGGCTGGCGCTGTTGAGATCATGCGCTTCCCTGTTGGATCGTACTTCTCTGGCCTGGCTGCTGGTGCCACGACGGTCTACCTGACCCCTGGCGAAGGTCTTTGATGGAGGCCACAGGGATGATGCAGGAACCACAAGAAGGCATTGACCTGGTCAAGTACGGCGTGCTCTGGCAGAAGGTCCAGGACATGGACAAAAAGGTCGACAAGATGGAGCGCAACGTCGAGGAGCTGCTGGCGCTGGCCAACAAGGGCAAGGGCGGCTTGTGGTTCGGCATGAGCATCGTCTCTGGCGTCTCGGCCGTGGTTGGCTACGCCTTGAACTACTTCAAGCACTGAGGCCATGTACAAGCTCGGCGCGCGATCCAGACAGAGGCTCAAAGGCGTCCACGAAGACCTGGTGAAGGTCGTCGAGCGAGCCATTGAGATCACCACCGTGGACTTCACGGTGCTGGAGGGATTGCGCACGCCGGAGCGCCAGAAAGCGCTGTACGAGGCTGGAGCAAGCCAAACCCTCAACGGACGACACATCACCGGCCACGCTGTCGATCTGGGCGCTTGGGTCGAGGACGAGGTGCGATGGGACTGGCCTCTGTATCACAAGATCGCCAAGGCCATGAAAGAGGCCGCCAAGGAGCTGAATGTGGCCATCGTGTGGGGTGGTGACTGGAAGAGCTTCCCAGACGGTCCACACTTCGAGCTGGACCGGAGGAAATACCCATGATCCAATCACTCATCCCGGCGCTGGCCCCCATCGTCGGACAGATCGTCGGAAGTCTGTTCCCTGACCCCACCGAGAAGGCTAAGGCCGAGGCTGAGGCCATGCGTCAGTTGCTGGCTCACCAGGGCGAGATCGAGGCTGCTGCGGCCAAGATCATCCAGACCGAAGCGGCCAGCACGCATTGGCTGGCGGCCAACTGGCGGCCGCTGACCATGATCACCTTCACGGCGCTGATTGTGGCCAGGTGGATGGGATGGGTGGCTCCGAACCTCAGCGAGGCCGAGTACCTCAAGCTGTGGTCAATCATCGAGTTCGGCCTGGGCGGCTATGTCGTCGGGCGCAGCGTCGAGAAAATCGCTCCGAGCATTGCCACGGCAATGAAGCGCTGACGATCAGGACGGAAGGCGCTCCCCGCGCTCGAAAGCCTCGCGGCCGTCCATCGAGTGATGCAGCCAGACGCCTTCGTCCAGCGTCGGCTTGCACCAGCAACTGCCATTGGCCTCGTGCTCGCGCAGGTCGTTCAGCGGCACCACATGCCAGCCTGCACAGTTGCAGTCACGTCCCTGGCGGCAGTTCTGGTTGCAGCTCATCTGCACATCTTCTCACCGTTGTAGGCTGGCCAGCCGGCCTGGCCTTTGGTCTGCTTCCACAGCTTGACCATCTCGCAGTATTCGGCCTCCTGGCGCTCGGCCTCCTCGAAGTCGGACTGGCCGACGATGCCCATCGCAATGAACAAGCCAATGGCGGCCAGGATGACTTGGTAGCGTTTTATCTGCATGGTGGTCTCCTTCAGTCAGTGATCAGACAGCCGTTCTCGATGCGCATGAAACGCATCAGGTCCAGCTCGCGCGCCACCTCGATGATGTCCTGCTGGGCACGCTTAGTCATGGCGCAGCGCTGGCAATAGACCAGGATGCGTGCTGCGGTCTCGTGGTGGCCGAGGCTGTGGAAGTCGCGTGCCTTCTCGATCTCGCGTTTTTGGGTCTTGTTCATGCTGTCAGCTCCTTGCTGGTTGATGATGGCCCAACTATACCACGATTCCCCACAATCTATGCAACTAGGTGAAAACACCTAGACGATCTCGACATCGTGCGGCCTGGTCCGGCCGTCCAGGATGGCGTGGATGCGCTTCTCGGTCAGGCGGTGGCAGCGGTACATGGTCCTGGCCGGCAGCACCTCCAGCAGCTCGGCGTAGCTGGCCAGTACGGCGCGCACGGCCTGGATGCCAGGACCGTCCAGCCTGATGGGCTTGCCTTCGCGCTTGTGGCGCTGGCCAGCCACGGCCAGGGCGCGCACAGCTTCCATCAGCAGGCCGCTGTCGTCCTCGCAGACCTTCATCTCGACCACCAGGGTCTCCAGCATGTTGACGGCATCGCTGACCACCCGCCAGTCATCGGTGCTCGGCTCGTCTGCCTTCTCCAGGCTGTGCAGCCCCTCGTACATCCTGGTGAGCTGGTGCGTGCGGTACTCGGCCGGCATCAGCTCGGTGGGGCTGGCCAGCAGCTCGTCGAAGACGGTGTAGGTCTTCGGCCGCTGTGGCGGCTTACGCTTGCCTGACTTCTTCATGCTCGCACATCCACCAGGCTGATGGCCTTGGTCTCGCGGTCCATGAACACAGCCACGGCGGTGGGCATCGGACCACCCATCGCACCGCACGCAGCGATGCAGATGGGTGTCGGCCGCAGAAACGCCAGCAGCATGTAGCGCTTGTCGTTCGGGCTGTCTGCGGCCATCAGTACGACCTCCAGACCTCGATCTCGACGATCCACAGGTACAGGTGGAACTCGCCACGGTCAAAGCCAATGGCGAAGTACGGCCAGCGGCGTGGGAACCACTCCACAGAGATGCGTGGGCGCAGCTTCATGTGGTGGTCTCCTGCTGGCTGGCCAGCCCCTGCTTGATGTAGTGCAGCACCTGGGCGGCCAGCGTCCTGGTGTCTGCTTCGGCCTGGCGGCGCAGCGCCAGCTCGACATCTGCCGGAATGCGGATCGTCATGTAGCGATCCTTGGTGGCAGACGCCGACGACTTGGAGGTGGTCGGCGCGTCCATCAGTCAGTTCCTCCAGCGTTCACGACGGCGGCTTCCTCGAACATGTCAGCAGTGGCCTGGCCGGTGGCCAGCTCGACAGGGATGCCGTGGGTCAGCAAGCTGACCAGGTCGTCCTGGCCAGCGACCTCGATGTCGAACCTGGTCGAGGCGGCGTACTTGATCGCCTGGGCCTGGTTGGAGGCCCGGATCAGGCGGTGCTTGTTGGTCTCGGTGTCGGTCACCAAGTAAATGCGTGTGGTCATGGGTTTCCTATGTTGGTTTGAGCGAGGGTGCTGATCTGCTGCTTGGCATTTTCCGCACCTTTTCCCACTATAACGCAATATCCCACACTTTCCAAGTATGCGATCCAGTCCTTCTGCTCCGGGCTGAGGCTGCCGCCTTTGGCGCGCTTCATCTCGATCCACAGACGCCAGGCAGGCACGAACAGGTCCGGCACGCCAGAGGCCACGCCTTCGGCCTTCAGGCGGCCGGCTGTGGCCTTGCTGCGCGCGCCACCATTGGGAATGGCATGGATGCGCACTCCTGGCCAGGTCTGGCGAAACCAGCGCACCAGCTCGCGCTGCTCCTCGTGCTCAGTCGGCAGCCGGTCGGTCAGAAGGGACATTCGGCCTCCCACTTGTCGCAGGCGTCCAGCGTGGCGGCAAAGTCTTCTGGCGGCTTCATGAAGAACTCGACGCACAGGCCGTCCACACCGTAGTGCTCGCAGGTGTGGCAGCACTTCGGTGGCCCGGCGCGCATCCACTCACGCCACTGGATCAGGAACTCTGGCTCTGGTGGTCTGGTGCTCATTTGTGCTGGTCCTCCAGGATTTGTGCCTTCACGATCTCAAGGATGCCGATGGCTTCTGCCAGTGAGATTCGATCCGCATACTCGTAAACCACAGCCTCGATCTTGTTGGCCATCTCGCCAAGATGCTCACGCCTGAATGGTGCTGTGACGACGTTGCTCATGCATCACCCCCAAATTCACGCAGACATTTTTTGCAGACAATCAATTCGCGCATCGCTCTGCGATATCCACAATGCTCACACATCATTTGCTTCTCCTCTGTTCATGCTTCCACCAAAACCAGGGCATCACCCTGTCGTCTACTTCCCACATCGGCACGCCAGTCAGCTCTGACTGGTGCCTGCGAAACCTGCGCATCGCCTTCATCAGAATCTGGCGCACACGCTCCTGTGTCCGGCCCATCACCTCGCCTGCCTCGCGCAGCGTGCAGTTCTCCAGCACGCACAGGATGACAGCTTGCTCCTCCTGCTCAGTCAGCGGCGTGATCTCCACCAGGCGGCGCGCAAAGTCCTGCCTGATCCACAGATCAGGATCGGTCTGCGTCGGCCACCAAGAATCAATCGGCTCGCATGGCTCTGGCTCAATATGCCGGCTGTACCAGATGGCCTTGACCTCGCTGGACAGGCTGGCCACACCCAGCTTGCCATAGTGCGGCAGAGCGCGGCCTCTCACTCCCACCTCCGGCGCATGACCCGGAAGAACTTGCCGTCGCGCTTGAACTCGATGCTGCGTGGTGGCTGCGTCTGGTTGAGGTTGGCGACCATCTCATCCAACGTCTGGACGTTCAGGCCGCCTGGTGCGATCTGGCCACGCTCGGCCATTGTCACGAGCTGCTGCATGGCCTTCTGGCCTGCATATCCCTCGTGCATGATCGGCAGGTACTCGGTGATGGCCGGATCGCTCAGGCCACCGTAGTACGTCACGGCGATCATCTCCTTGCCACTGGCGCGGCTGACGTGCTTGCGCCAGGTCCAGCCAGTGACATCGAGGTCGATGCCTTCCAGGCCCATGATGTCGTCCTGGCGCAGCTCCAGCTTGCGCTTCTCAGGCTCAGGGAAGGCATGGCCACAGGCCGAGCACACGCGCGCTGCAATGGCGCACAGCTCGCCACAGTTGTCGCAGACCTTCACTGGTGCCTCGCCATTGCCTTCTCCGGCCTTCTTGGGCGGCTGCACGGCCGTGATCGGCCCATGCGTGGCCACCACACCAGCGAAGTCCAGCACCAGGCAGTGGTCGGTGTGGCTCTTGACCCGCATGCCGCGGCCTGCCATCTGCACATAGAGACTCGCGCTCATGGTCGGGCGCAGCATGGCGATCAGGTCGATGTCAGGGTAATCGAAGCCGGTGGTCAGCACGTTGGCATTGGTCAAGGCGCGCAGCCGGCCGGACTTGAAGTCGGCCAGAATCTGCTCGCGCTCCTTCTTTGGCGTCTCGCCAGTCACGCAGGCTGCAGGAATGCCGTGGATGGTGCTCAGGACGAAGGCCACGTTCTCGGCGTGCTTGACGCCAGCGCAGAAGAACAGCCAGGCCTTGCGCTCGCCGGCCAGCTCGATCACCTCCTGCACCACGGCCAGGTTGTTGGCGTCGGTGTTCACGGCTGCCTGCAGCTCGGCCTCGATGAACTCCCCGCCACGCTTGTGGACGCCACTGGTGTCCAGCTTGGCCTTGGTGACCTTACTGCGCAGCGGTGCCAGGTAGTTCTTGAAGACCAACTCCTCGATGCTGACCGGCTCGATCAGGTCGTCGAACAGCGCCGGTTTGTCGGTGATCAGGCCGTGGCCCAGGCGGTAGGGCGTGGCCGTCAGGCCCACCACCCGCAGCGCAGGGTTGATGGACTTCAGCTCGCCCAGCAACTTGCGGTATCCACCCTCGTCCTTGTGATTGACCAGGTGGCACTCGTCGATGATCACCAGGTCGATGTGGCCCAGTTCGCGCGCCTTGCTGCGCACCGACTGGATGCCAGCGAAGGTGATCGGCTCGCCGAGCTGCTTCTTGCCGATGCTGGCGCTGTAGATGCCCATCGGCGCGCCTGGCCAGTGCAGGCGCATCTTCTCAGCGTTCTGCTCGATCAACTCCTTGACGTGCGTGAGCATCAACACGCGCGTCTCTGGCCAGTTCTGCAGGGCGTCCTTGCACAGGGCTGCCACGATGTGGCTCTTGCCGGAGCCGGTCGGAAGAACCAGGCATGGGTTGCCGTGGTGTCCGGCCTCGAACCAGGCATAGAGCTGATCGATGGTGCGCTGTTGGTACTCTCTCAACATGGCGTCAGTCCTTGAAGCCCACCATGATGCTGGGCGGCATTGGCAGCGACACGCCAATCGGTCGCCACAGGTGCAGGCAGTTTTGGTGGTTGTTGACGTACTCGCTGCGCGGTGGGTGGTACTGGATCACGCAGTCGTCCTCGTCCCAGAACAGCGCCTTGATCTGGCACATCTCGTCCCATGTCGGACAGCGATCTCGGCGACTTACGCTGACGTGTTCCCATCCGAGACCATCGCTGGCAATGATGCGCAGCTTCTGCTGGTGTTTCAGTGGAACGATGAAGCAGCCATTGCGCTCGTCGCCTGCAGGGTATCCAGGCACTTGCACGCGGTACTTGTCAGGGCATTTGAATGTCATGCTTCCTCCTTTATGCCGTGTGCGGCTCTTGGTCTGTTGTCTCGATACCCACACCAGCACTTTTGATTGGGCATGAGGATTTTCGGCTGTGCTCTCGGTAGTCGAACGGTGCAATCAGGGCAAGGCATCCCAAGCCGTTGCTTGCGTTCTTTCTTGTACGCCTTGTATTCATTGAACAAATCGCCCATGTCACCCATGTTGTTCTCCTGTAATGCCGTGTGCGGCTTCGATAATTCGGGCGACCTCAATCGGGTGCGATGCCCATTCGGAAGCACACAAATTCATAATCTCCTCATCCGTCAGCGGCTTGCGCTGTGCTGGTGGGGATGTGTAGAGCTTTGTGCCAACAGGCAATGCTGGCTCATGCCACCATGACATTGAGACATTCGGATTTCCTGACTCACTTGTCACTGTCGCCACCGGCTCCTGCTGTGCTGGCTGTTTTGCCACTGGCAACGTAATTGTGTTGCGTTTGTAGTCTGGATATGGGTTGCTCATGTGTTCTCCTTGAAGATTAAAAACATCTTCTCTGTCAGCGCAAATGCGTTGCTCTCGTAGACGCCATAGGAGCAAGCCAGCTTATAACCAGCCATCGTTTGCTCATCCGTCAGCGGCTTGCGCTGTGGTGGGGTGGTGTAGTAACGCTTGAGCATCCATTCCATAACATCACGAGATACGAACTGCCGTGTGTTTTCATAAATTTCTTGTTCAAGGTCGTCTAATGTCGCCACCGGCTCCTGCTCTGGCTGCGCCAGCCTCTCGCGCAGGGCGGTGATGGTTTTCGCTTCAGTTGAATCATCGCTGAAATACTCGGCGACTTGTTCAAGCGCATCCAGCGCCTGCTGCATCAGTTCTCTGTCGGTGTTCATCCCACAATCCTCGCGTCAAATTGCTGGCGCAGCTCTTCGACATACTCGTCGCCCAGGCTGCACATCTTGGGGTTGTCCAGAATCTCGCGGCTGGTGTAGACGTGCGCGTCGCCTTCGCCATTGGCCACGTCGCGGCCTTCGATGACGTAGACGGCTGTCCAGTCGTCCAGGCCGTCCTTGCGCTGCCAGGGCACCAGGTCAGGATGCAGGACGTGGCTGTCGCAGGCCTGGCGCTGGAACTCGACAGGGATGCCGTCTGCGTCGTGGCGCTCGCAGCGCCAGGTGCTGTCGTCCTTGGCCGTGCTGTGCGCGCAGGTGCGGCAGTTCACATGCTCGGTGGTCTTGGTCTCGTGGCAGAACTTGTAGGCGTCGCAGA